TAGGCTCTTTTAGTGTTGCTATCAATACTACAACTATCAGGTTAGTCAGTAGTATCAATAGGTTAAGAGTGATTCGGCAATCAATATATCAATGGATTTAGTCCAGAGTATATCGACTACCAAATCATTTAAACCAACATTTTATCTTGGCTTCTGCGAAGCATAAGCTAAGAGAACAATGCAACAAACAAAAGACAATCGCTTGCGATTGACAACAACGACAATTAAGACAGCGAGCAACAGCGAGCTGACAACAAGTGAATTGACGGGTTTGTAATTCACCCCTTCGAGTTACAATGCTTCATTGTAATCTCATATAGGGGGGTTAATCACAGCTATTAGACCAACCAACAATAACAAACAAAGGAGACAATATGATACCAGTAGCAGCAGCAGGAACAGTAGGTTTACGTATCCTGAAAACGCTTTACAAAGGTAAGGCTAAAATAGGAAAAGGAAGTAAAAAACTATCAAGTTTCGCAGCAAAACACCACGCTGGAACTAGCAAGTTTATTACAGGAACTTCCCAAAAAGTTCATAAAGGAACTAAATGGGCAGGTCAAAAAATCAAGAAATACCCTAAAACAGCTTCAGCACTAGGTGGTGCAGCCGCTTGGGATATGCTCGATAACAAATAATGGCGTTACCCAAATATGGGGTTTCGAACTATAAGAAACAAACTAGAAAAAAACGAAAAGGAAGACACGCCAAAAGCGTAAGCAAGCGATCTTCCAAACGTAAACTAAGATACAGAGGACAGGGCAGATGAAGTTTCCTTTAGGATTACCATATAGTGTTATCAGCAGTCTTTCAGCAAAAACGTTAAAACGTAGCTGGAAGAAGCGAGATATGTTTACAAAAAACTTAAAAAGCTCTAAGTTCAGAGCTAAGGCTAAACTTAAGGATTATAAATCGGTATTATAATGGCATCAAGAATAGAAAAATTAGCAGATCAAATAATTAAATTGTCTCCAGAAGAAGCTCAAAAGCTAGGGTTAATTATGAAGGCTAAGATGCTACCTGAGATGGCAAAGAAACAAGCTGGGTTATTAGAACAGCAGGCTAAAAATCCACAAGCTCAACAACAAATGGCAATGATGGGACAAAGACCAGGTGGTCAAATGCCTATGCCGACAACAAGAGACGCTGCAATGAGAGGATTATTAAGATGAGTATACCATTATGGGCAATTAAATTCGGAAATAAGGCTTTTAGTTTTAGTTCCAAAGTTGGATCAACAGTTAAAAAAGGATCCAATAAATTATTTACATCTTCTAAAACAGGAGTAAATTGGGGACAAAGAAAAGGTAGTTTTGGAAAAGATCTTGCAGCTTCAGTTAGAAGTGAAGGTAGAGGTCTTAGAAAAGGAATTAAAAAACTTCCTAAACTAGCTTGGGATCACCCTATTACTGCTGGATTTGCGATTGGTGGAACATACCAGTTAGCTACAAGAGGGCTAAAACCTAAAAAAAATAAAAAGAAAGGATCATAATGCCACAAGTAGGAAAGAAAAAATTCGCATATACTAAAGCTGGTAAGAAAAAAGCTAAGTCGTATGCAAAGAAAAAAGGTAAAAAGGTAAAATATTCATGAGAAAAAACGGAACAAACGTAAGTGGTCAAATAAATAAAAAATCTCTTGCTTTAATAAAAGGGCAAGGCGTTAAAACTCACGACATTTTTAAAATGAAAAAAGGTATTAGCTTCCAAGATAAGGCTTATAAATTTGGTACTAAAACAAAAACAGCCGCTACAAGAGTAGCTGGTAATATTGCTAAAGGCTACGGAAAATATGGTAAACCTACAGAAACTTTACTTAAAAGAGCTGGATCAACAGCTTTAGGAGCTGGTAAACTAGCTTTAAGATTTCCTGGTGTAGGATTAGCTGCTACTGGTTTATATTATGGTGCTAAAGCTATTGCTAAAAGACAAAAAGGATTAGAATTTTCCTCATATAGACAATATAATAAAAAAGGCAGAAAAATAATTTAATGGAAGATGCTGAAAACAAAACATACGAAAACGAAGTAAATAGATCTTCTAAAGAAGAACCTAAAAAGGAAGTGTTGTACCCAGCACCCAAGAATCCTAACATGGGAGGAAAACGTGAGGGAGCAGGCAGACCTTTAGGTTCTAAAACTAAAAAGAATTGGAAATCTATGGAAGAGATGGCGGCTAAATACCAACATTCTCCTTTAGATTATCTATTAGCTGTGTTAAACAATCCTATAAGCTCACCTGAGAGAAAAATGTACGCAGCCGAAAAGGCAGCACCATTTGTTCACCCAAGGTTAGCGTCAACAACTTCACGAATAGGATCAGATGAGCCAATCGAAATCAAAGTCCAATGGCAAAAAGACTAATAAAAAAGTCAAGCATATAGAAATACCCTATAAGCCAAGACCTTACCAATTAGCAGTACACGAAGCTAAAAAAAGATTTAGTGTTCTGGTTTGTCATAGACGATTTGGTAAATCAGTATTATCAATTAACGAATTAATTAAAGAAGCCGCAGGAAAACCAAGATCCCTGTGTGCATTTATAGCTCCTACTTATAGACAAGGTAAATCTATAGCTTGGGAGTATTTAAAATTTTATACAAAGCCACTAATGTATTTTGGTGGTGGTCGGAACGAAACTGAACTGAGAATAGATCTTTTTAATGGATCACGTATTCAAATATTTGGTGCAGATAATCCAGACAGCATCCGTGGAATGGGATTTGACGGAGTTGTTATGGATGAATATGCAATTATGTCACCTAGGGTTTGGACAGAAATAATCAGACCTGCGGTATCAGATAAAATGGGATGGGTAATGTTTATCGGAACACCCATGGGACATAATCAATTCTGGGAAGTATACGATTACGCCCAACGAGGTCATAAAGACTGGATGGGTAAGATCTATAGAGCATCAGAAACCAAAGTAATTCCAGACGAGGAACTGGAGCAGGCACGTTCCATAATGACCGAAGAACAATACGAGCAAGAGTTCGAATGTTCTTTTACTGCAGCGG